CCAGACGATCCCAAAATAACACACAAGCGAAAGTTTGCGAAGAAAGATGCGTTCGATGAGATGTTCGACATCTTTGAGGTGGACTTGGTTGAATCAGTATTTGAGGCGGGAGTAAACCAAGAGTCACTTGATGATCTCGTTACTCGCGTTCCAATGATGAGAAAAACGGTTGACCAAATGGCGAGTATGGCAAAACAACTAGCCGAGGAGGTGGTTGTTGCAGAACGAACAGGAATCTTGCCATTCATGGAATCCACATCGAAGGGCGTTCAGTCTGCGTTAAGGCGGGGTTTTTGGGTTTCAGAGGTAGATCACAACGTAGTTGTAAACATTCAAAGGCTGCTTGGTGATGCCATTCGTGGTGTTATGCCAGATGAAACACTTGATCTTCCAGACTTCATCGACAGGGCCAGACTAGAAGGCGCAGCGAATCTAACCGATGCACGACTAGAAACAATCTATCGAACAAATCTCTCTACGGCTGCGAATGAAGGCACAATGTCGGTTCTTCGTGACCCAGAGGCACAAGACCTATTCCCGCTAGTAATGATTTCTGAGATTGTGGACGATAGATCAAGACCGCATCATGCTGCAATGGATGGATATGTTACAACTCCCGCAGAAATAGATAGGTTGCGACTTCGACCGCCAAACGGATACAACTGTCGGGGTACGCTGTCAGAGATCACTTGGGACGAAGCAGAAGATGAGGGGTTACTAGACGTTAATGGAAAACCTGATATGATTGCTATTAGGCGATACAACACGCCTGAGCAACAAGCACTTATCGCGTCTGGTCAATATCCAGATGAGGGCTTCAAATATGGCGGGATGATGTAATGTCAAGTTATAGATACCCACACTTTTATTATACGACCCAAGAGGTTGCTACCATGTTACAGGTGAGCGACAGAACTGTGCAACGCATGGCGCAAAGGAAAGAGATTCCCGCAACTCGCGCGGGTAGACAATGGCGTTTTCATAAAAACTCTCTTGAGAAGTTAGACCAAACAGTCAATAAACCCAAGAAGTAGGGTACACAAACGCCAATACCGCCAATTTGACCAAACGGGTGTCCACATTCGCTTGACAAATGCGATACTTACGGTAATGGGTTCGACTCGACCATCACACCGAATAACAGAAAACGGCGAAAAGGTTATTATTCATGATCTTGAGTTGTTTGTAGGAAACATTGATGGTTTTGATGATGATGATAGCGATATGAAAGACCTCGACTCAGAGGCAATCGACAACATCATCACAAAAACTAAACGGCATATGTCGGCAGGGTCGAATCCTAAGTTGGTGCTAATGCACCAAGACGATAACGGCAACTCACCAACTGAATCTGTTGGTGACATACTCAACATCCACGCCAAACCAATAAAAATAGTTTGTGGCAAAGATGAGGAGTACGAAGGTGCAGGGATCGTTGGGGACGTAGAAATGAACCAAAAAGACTTCAAGAAGTATCTCGCATCGAATCGCTACCCTCGGCGTTCGGCAGAGATATGGGAAGATGGTCATTTATCGGAAGTCGCTTTGCTCGGCAGGGAAACACCCGCACGACCATTACGCGACACAAAGTTCACCCGCCAAGGAACAAAGAAGGTCTTTCACAGACCCTCGACCTTCGACATGGTTTCAGCAGGTGGTAGTAACACTTACATACCAAACGGGTCTGACGAAAAAGAGGAATATGTAATGCCTAACGCAGACACAATTCTGGAAGGTGAAGAACAAGTCTTGATGCGAAAACTGAGAGCAGAAAACGCAACACTCAATGACGAACTCACAAAACTCAAGGCGCAACTCAGTGAACTTGATTCAGTTGACGAAGATGACAAAGAGGAATACGAGGAAGATATGAACCCCTCTGAACTCGATGACATGATGGATTCTGAAGAATACTGCGTAGACGAGGATGAAGAAAAAAAAGAGTTTATGGAAGATGAAGAAGATGAAGATATGAAGTCCGAGTTTTCTAAGATGCGTAAGACCAAGGGCGGTAGCAAAATGCTAAAACAATACGCCAAGGTCAAAAAGCAACGTGACATCTACAAAAAACGAGCATTAAGTTTGGCAAGTGGTGTTCGGAAACAAAAGTTTTCTCGCGCACTAGATCAACTTGCCTCATTGGGTTATCGCGTTAAGCAGCACCGAAAAGTAATGCTTCAAGAACTCATGGACTCAAAAGACCCTGTTGCCAAGATCAAGTTTTGGAAGCAGACAATGAAGCGAATCCCACTAAAGAAAACTTTGAATACTGAAAACACAAGACAGCGAACAAAGGTGAACTTCTCTGTGGATCAAAAGAAAAAAGCATCTCAAAACGCAGTAGCCCGTATTTCAAGCGAAAACCTAGATGCTTCATCGTTCCAAAAAGTATTTCAACAAGAACTTCGTAAACTTTAATTTTTAGAAAAAAAGAGAGATAAACAATTATGTCAAATCAATCAATACCAAATCTCGTTGCGGGAGATACGATTCGACCATACAGAATGGTTCGCGTAGTAAACACCGAAGATAACCTCGGCATGGAAGCCAACGCGAACGACATCGTGGCGGGAGTTGCTATGGGCAGCACCCGACAGTTCGATTCCGCAAACCACGCTGAAGATGGCGACATCATCTCACTCCAAACAGGAGCAGTGGTTTTAATGGAAGCGGGCGGGGCAATCACCAGAAGCGGTCAAGTCGAATCTGATGAGGACGGTCGAGCCGTAGCAGAAACCACATCGGGTACTGCAATTCGTTCAGTTGCGGGGATCGCCCTTGAATCCGCAGGTGGCGCAGGTGAAATCATCCGAGTCCTTTGGCGACCTACATTCCGTAGACACGCACTATCCTAATAATCAACACTTAGAAAAAGAGAGATACTAAAATGGCAGAAGTAGCAGCAGGCGCAACAAACACATATGTGCCGACATTTTCAGAAGCGACAGGGCTTGTTCAGGTTGAATACTCACGCAACCCTGCATCGTTCGCAGTAAACCAATATGCAAAACTTATTCCTGTATCAAAAGATACGGGGTACTACTTGAAGATTGACGAGGAAGAAAGTGCCAGAGTCGTTAGCCTAAACGATTGGATGTGGCAAGATGGCAACGATGCTCCAGAAGGCGTTCAACAGGACCATGAGTTCAGTCAATATAGAACTGAACGTCATAGCCCGACTTTTATGCTCGGAAACAAGGCTGCTTCAAATGCAGACTTTGAGGTTGTCGCAGCACACGCAAGAATGGCTGCATCAAAATGTATGCGTATCCGTTCTTATCGCGCAGCAACAGAGTTGACCACAACAGGAAATTGGCCCACAGGAACAACCGACACAGCAACAAATGTTGGTGGCGGTAAGTTCTCGGCAGCGACAGATACCAACAACTATATCCAAAAGTCATTCAATGGCGTAGTTGAAAACATCCTTGCTAACACGAATGAGGCTGTAACAGCAGCAGACATGATTGCGGTAATGAGCGACCAGACTGCACATGTAATTTCTGAGAGTTCGGAATATCGCACTTATTTCCAAGGATCACCTTTTGCAGCAAACTTTGTGAAGGGTGCGGGTGAGTTCAACGAGTTCTTGCTTCTTTCTACATTCTTTGGTGTAGGCGGTATCATTGTTGATCCAACATCGAGAGTTACCAATCGCAAGGGTGCAACAAAGGCTCGTACACGAATCTTTGATGATGACATAGTATTCGTTTCAAGACAAGGCGCACAACTAGGTACTGACGGCGCACCAGACTTCTCCACTCTTTCTATCTTTGCTTACGAAGATATGACCGTAGAAACAGAAGAAGATACTTGGAACAGACGTACTCGCGGTCGAGTTATTGACGATTGTGCAGTAGAACTTACGGCCCCCCTATCTGGCTACCTCCTCCAAGATGTGTGGGATTGATAAGTAGCGGGTTTTGTAACCCGATCCCCTTTGGGTGGAGGGGGTTTACCCCCCCTCTGCCCTTTTCTTTTAGGTATCAAACACTATGGCTCAGTACATATCAACATCAGAACTCGCCGAATCATTCGATGATCGAATGATAAAGCAGTTGTCGAGTTATAGTGGTACGCCACAGAGCAGCGTAAACAACTCGGTTGTTACAAACTGCATAGAGAAGGCATCGGCTGAAGTTCAGTCTTATGCTTTGCGTGGCGAGAGATATACTTCAGCAAACTTAACGGCGTTGCAATCAGCAGACGATTGGAGTCTAAAGAGTTTGGTGGCAACACTAACCATGAAGCATTTGTTTCGGGGCAAATCTGCGGATATGCCAAGGGATATGGAAGTTATGGTTGGCGAGGCTACACTAACGCTTGAAGAATTGCGAGAGGGTAAGAGGGTGTTTGATCTGGAAACGGCGCACTCTGCGGGTAAGGCGGGAATCAACATTATCTCGGCACACGTTCGGGGTCTAATGAACACGCCATCTGACTCAGTATACTTTCCACCAAGATTGACGAGGAAGTATTGATGCCAACTATTAAGATTACATCAAGATCAGGGCTTGTCAGCGAGTTGAAAGAAAAGATTATTCGCAAGTTGTCCAAAAAGAACGGTGCTTCTCGCGTTCTTGTTGCCAATGCAAAGAAACGAATACGCAACAGTGGAGACAGTGAAATAAAGTATCCCGAATTGTGGGCTAGGCGCAACGAGGTGGGTTACAGAAAAGGTGGCAAGCCTTTGAGAGATACGGGTCGTTTGATGAATAGTTTGTCAAATGACACCAGAATAACAAGAAATGGTATTGTGTGGACATTGCTTGATGGTACGGGTTACGGCGTAAAACACCAAGAGGGTTTCACAAATCGTGGACCTGTTGCGGTTGCGTTAAACCGAAAAGCATCGAGGATCATTCCAAGCGAGTCACCACACGACCCAGATTTATTAGAACAAATGGGATTGAGGCGCGCGCCAACATTGAGAAGGGCGCAAATCAGTCCAAGAAAATATGACTTTTATGTATTGCAGCACGACACATATGTTCCTGCAAGACCAATTTTTAACACCCCGCCCGAAGATACAGCAGCAGCAACTAAGACTATTGCTAGGGCAATAAGAGAACTTGGAGACTAAGTTATGACAACATTTAATGTAGAAGGTCCAACGCTGATTCAATACTCGGCGACCACAGGAGATGAAAGTTCAGCAACTTTTACAGATTTGGGATACACCGACAATGCTGATCTTGTCAATTTTGAGATCGAAACATTTGAGCATCCAATAAAAACAACCCGACTAGGCGAAGTCCCAGAGGAGTTTATTCACCTTGGAGCAGTGGCACACCTAAACATTACGCTTCTCAAGTGGAATAAGGTCAATGGCGAAAAACTACAACACCAACATGGCACAGAGCAGGGTGACTTGGGTACGATTGGTGGAATGAAACTGACGGCGGGCGGTGGTACAGATGCGTTTGCCATAAAAATTGTTGGTGGCGTAACAACTTACACGTTTCATAATTGCGTTTTAACGGGTCGTGGGGTTCGTGTTCTTGATCTAGGAAACAGACCAAAGCGACTCGCGTTGTCAATCTTGTGTTTACCTGAAAATATGGACGGAACAACA